AGATGCTCGCACAGATCGCAGCCTAGCTCCCCGCCCTCGACACAGCGGCCCACGCCTCGACCGGCCTGCACTCACCCCGCCCCGCCTCGGGCGGTCACGGCGGGGCTGGTGGGGGTCTCCCCTACCGCCTCGCTGCCGTCCTCGACGCCACCGACGACGGGCCCGCCGGAATACGCACCAGCGCGGGCGTCCTCGACATCCTGCACCCGTGGGCGGTGCAGCTCGCCGACGAACGCCACGAGCCCGCCCCCGCCCGCCGATCAACACTCCCCTACCTGATCGGCACCATCACCTGGGCGCAAGACCACGCCGCCGACTGGGAGGCCCTCGCCGACACCATCGCCGACACGTGGCGCCTCCTCGCCCGCGCCACCGGCCACACCCCCGCCACCATCGGCACCTGCCCCAACTGTGGGGGCGCAATCACCACAGACCCCACCCCTCACGGTATCCCCGAGCACGGCTCGTGCGAGCGCTGCGACAGGTGGTACCAAGACAAGGAAGACCAAGCAATGACCCGTAAAGTAGCCCTGAACGACGTGCTCCGAAACACCAGGAACCCGGCAATCTATGTGGACTGGGCGACCCTCCACGAGGCGTTCCCTACCCTCTCCCACGACCGACTCCGCCAGTGGGCGCACCGAGGCCACATCCCCACACAGCCCGGCCCCCTCTACCAGGTGCGCGCCGTCCACGACCGCCTCGACCGCGAACAGGGCGCAGCATGACCACCGACGACGACCTGGCCCTGCGCGCCCTCGACCTCGCCACCGCTGGCCTAAGCGTCGCCAAGATCGCCGAACTGCTTGACACCACCGTCAAGGACGTGAAGGCCCTCATCAAGGCAGGGAAGAAGCAAGACCCCCGCGACTACGACCCCGACGTAGAAGCACGACGCCTCGACAAGATGAGTGCGGCCCTGTGGCCCCTCGCCTCCCAAGGTGACCCCGAAACCGTCGGCGTCGTCGTCAAGCTCATGGAGCGACGGGACACGATGGACGCAACCATCGACGGCGACCTAGCCGCCGCCGTCAAAGCCACCACGAAACTGCAGAAGGCGCACCGCGCACAGGTGGCGACACGCGCAGATACCGAGTAGCGAATAACGCGTAAGTGTGATATTGTCACACTTGAAGCGGGTGTAGTGTGCCACGGCTACCCGTCCTCCTGATCGATACCAAGACCCCCGACCTCTAGCTACCAGGTCGGGGGTCTTGCGTATCACCTGCAGGTCACAGGCCGAGGCGCTCGACCGCCTTCCAGAAGTCCTCGGCGGTCACGACCTGGTAGAAGCCCTGACGGCTCAGGGTGACTGTCTCACTGCCCGACTCGAGGGCCTGGTACCAAGCGAAGCACTCATCGACCAGCGCCTCGATGTCTGTATCAGCGTCAAGGCCGATAGCCTCACGCACCATGCCCCGCACCTCATCAAGGGTGGTGAAGCGGGTGGGCTCCTCGGTCAGCTCGATAACCTCGGCCAGCTCGTCGGGGGTGTAGATGGTCTGCATGGGGGTCTCCTTCATTGAGTTGCAGGGGGCTTGTTCCCTCCTGACACCACTAACTATAGCCCGCGCACAATGCTAAGTCAAGACGTGGGGACGTGACCCTCACCACAAGGATAGAGACCATGGCCCGCCGCCGCTGCCCACACCCAGGCTGCCCCGCCCTCATCCCACACCCCGGCCCCCGCCTATGCCCCACACACAACCGCGAGCTCGAACAGCAACGAGGCTACTCGATCGCACGCGGGTATGACCGGCACTACCGGGCCGCCCGGGCGCGGGCCGCCCGCCTCGTGGAGGCCGGCCAGGCCACATGCTGGCGGTGTGGCAAGCCCATCAAGGCAGGCGAAGCGTTCGATCTTGGTCATGACGACGAAGATCGTTCGATCATTCGCGGACCAGAACACAGATTTTGCAATCGTAGCGCCGCAGGCAAAGCGGCGCACAAATACGACCGAACCGAAACGGACTGACACGCATACCCCCCAGGGGGGGTGGCCCCGACCGGGGCCCCGTCAGACCGCCGGTGAGGGATGAAAAAAGCGCGGAGGGTTCAAAACATCCCGCCCGAAACCGAAAAAGCCGCCCGGCGCGACGCCGAGGTGGCCCTGCAGGCAGGCGCGACGCCGGCCAGCGAGGAGACCGACCATGCCTTCCGGTGGAGCTCGCGCCCGTAGTGGGCCGCCCGTCAACCCCAACAGTGCCCGAAGCGATGCACGCGGTATCGCCTTCCGTCAGCTCGGCGGTGTCCCCGCCACCGCTCCCATCCCTGAATTCGCTATGCCCCCGATGCAGCTGTGGGAAACACTCCCGAACGGGGGCCGGCGTTTCCGCAAGCTGGCAACCGAGCTGCGCTGGAAGCGTGAACTCGAACTGTGGGAGTGGGCGTGGCTACAGCCCCAATCCGAGGTCTGGCGCGAACAGCCGTGGATGGAGTACAGCGTCGCCCAGTGGGTGCGCCTCGCCGTCACCTGTGAGGAAGAAGGGGCGAAGGCGGGCGACAAGACCGCGCTCCTGCGACTGGCCGACCAGATCGGCCTCACAGCCTCTGGCCTCGCCCTGCACCAGTGGCAGATCACGACCGGCCAGCCCGCCGCCGAAGCTGAGACCACCGAACGCCCACAGCGTCGCCGCTCCTCCCGCGCCCGACTGGCTGGCATGACCGTCGTCAACGGCGACGCTAATGGCTCATGACGAATACGCGCCGCCCCCGCTCGCCCTAGACTTCAATCCCCTGCATACCCTCGGGTTCCTGATCTCGGACTGGATCGAGGCCCACTGCCTGGTCCCCTCGGGCGTGTACTTCAACCAGCCGCTCGTGCTGAATGGGTGGCAGCTCTACTGCAACGCGAACCATTACCGCATCAAGGCCAAAGCCGTTGCGGACCCGCACCGCCTCGTGGAGCCCTTCACCTACCGTCGTAGCCTGTGGGTGGGCCCTCAGAAGTCGGGTAAGTCGCCGCTCGCGGCGGCGGTTGCGCTCGCGGAGGGCGTGGGTCCGGCCATGTTCGCGGGCTGGGCGAAGGACGGCGACGTGTACCGCTGTTTGGACCATGGTTGCGGGTGCGGCTGGGAATACTGGTACGAGCCGGGCGAGGCCATGGGCCGCCCCCGCGACAAGAGCCTGATCGCCCTCCTGGCCTTCGCTGAGGACCAGACCCGAAACGTCTACGAGCCCCTACAGGCCATGATTAAGAGCGGCCCGCTCGGAGACTTCGTGCGCGTCCGTGAAGGTTTCGTGCGCTTGCCAAACGAGGGCAAGATCGTGCCAGTGACGAGCGCCGCGCGTTCCAAGCTCGGCCAGCCGTTCACGTGCGCTATCGCGGATGAGTCGGGCCTGTATACGCCTCAGTCGGGCGTGCTGAATACGTGGCAGACGATCCGCCGCGCGGTCGCCGGTATGCAGGGCCGCACCATCGAACTAACCAACCCGTGGGACCCCATGGAGGACTCAGCGGCGCAACAGGCGTACCAGTCTAGGGCCCGCGACATCTTCAAGTTCTACGAAAAGCCGCCCCTGGACTGGGATTACACGAAGAAGGCGGATCGCTCCAAGATTCACCGTTTCGTGTACGCCTCATCCCCGTGGGTAGACCCCAAGGCAATCGACGCCGAGGTCGACGAACTCATGGAGACAGACCCCACCCAGGCCGAGCGATTCTTCGGGAACCGACTCGTCCAGGGTAAGGGCTCCTATCTCACCGAGAAGGTCTGGGACAGGCAGACCCGCGACACACAGCCCGAACCGGGGTGCGAGATCGCCCTGGGCTTCGACGGTTCACGGTCGGGCGACTGGACAGCAATCCGCGCCGAAACCGTCGACGGCCTGCGCTTCACCCCCACGTACGGGCCAGATCAGCGGCCCACCGTCTGGAACCCCGAGGAATGGCCCGAAGGACGCATCCCAAGGGGCGAGGTCGACGCGGCGGTCGCCGAACTCATGGACCGCTACACCGTGCAGAGGTTCTACTGCGACCCGAGGCACTGGGAAACGCAGATCGACCACTGGGAGCAGCTTTACGGCGATTACGTGGTGGTTCAGTGGCCTACGAATTCGATTACGCGGATGTTCGCGGCGCTGGTGCGGTTCCGTGAGGATCTCGCCGAAGGCCTGACCACGCACACCCCGGATGAGACCGCGAAGCTGTGCGCCCTGCACGCCCGCAAGGTCGCCAAGCCCGGCGACAAGTTCATCCTCGGCAAGCCAGCCGAGCACATGAAGATCGATGTGCTTATGGCCGACATCCTGGCACATGAGGCCGCGGCGGATGAGCACGCCGAAGGCTGGGAGGTGGGCGGCGCTATCAGCTTCGCATGGTAAAGGACACCACACATGACTGACCAGATCACCCGCGACGAGGCGAAGCTCCTCGCCGACGCTGAGAACGCCCTGAACCTCACGGCGCCCGCTGATCGTAAGCACCGCGCGTATTACGAGGGTAGGCAGACCCTGCAGCACCTTGGTCTGGCGCTGCCCCCGTCCCTGCGCACCCTCGAGACCGTCGTCAACTGGCCCCGCGTGGTCGTGGACACCATCGAGGAGCGCCAGGACGTGCGCGGAATCATGGTCCCCTCGCATCCCGAAGTCGCTGAGGATCTGCGCGCCATGATCGACGCGAACGACCTCGAAGCCGAGCTATGCAAGTGGAAACGTGATCGCCTGATTTACGGGCGGGCGTACCTGTCCGTCGGTGTCGGCGATCAGGAGGGCGACTATCCGATCATTTGCGTGGAATCACCCCGCCAAATGACCGTCAAGTTCGACTACCGCCGTAAGACGATCACGCACGCGGTGCGCATCGTTACCGACCAGGCCGCCGACGGCACACAAACCCGCTACGCGACGATCTACACGCCCGATACCACCACCACCTATGCGACGGTGGGCGGCGCGTGGCGCGTCGTCGACCGTGACGAGCACGGCCTCGGCATCGTCCCCGTCATCCCGTCTTTCAACCGCCAGATGACGGGCGAAACCACGGGCCACTCGGAGATGGACGACATCATGGGCGTGACAGACGCCGCCGCCCGCGCCATTACCCAGATGCAAGCCGCTTTGGAAACCAACGCTATCCCCAAGCGCATCATTATGGGGGCCAAGCGCAGCGACTTCGCGGACCCGTCCGCTTGGACGAACTATCTCAACCCCTTCGTGGCCCTGCAGAATGCGGGCGCGAAGGTCACCCAGCTTGCCCCCGGCGAACTGTCAAACTTCCACAACACGATTGAACTGTACGGCAAGCTCGCCGCATCCCTGACCGGCTTCCCCGCCCGCTACTTCGGCCTCATCACCACCAATCCGCCCGCCGAGGGCGCGATCCGCGCCGAAGAATCGAAGTTGGTCAAGCGCGTGGAGCGCGTCAACGCCGAGTGCGGCGCTGCCCTCTCCCGCGCCCTGACAATCGCCGCGCGCATCATGGGGCACACCGTCCCCATGGGTGCTGTGAATGTGGCCTGGCATGATCCGGCCACGCCGACGTTTAGCCAGAAGGCCGACGCGTTGCAGAAGCTCGCGGGCGGTAAGCCTCTCATCAGCCGCGAGGGCGCCTGGGACGAACTTGGCTGGGACGACGCAAGGAAGGCGACCGAACGCGCCTACCTGCGCGAGGAGGAAACCGACCCCGACCTCCTGCGTCTCCTGGAAAAGACCACGCCCGCGCTGACCACCGACGACCTGGACGCCGCCCATGGCTTCGATCCCGCCCGCTATTAGCCGCCACTACGGGCTTGTCCGTGAACAGGAGGCCCGCGCGCTGGCTACAGCAACACGCCAGTGGCGCAAGCTCGGCCCCAACTGGATCGCCGACGCGTGGCGCGAACGCATCCCAACCGTCGCCGCGGCGATCACCACCGCCCAACGCACGGCGGCGGCCAGCGCCCTAGTCAGCGGCGCCCTCGCACTCGGGCAGCAAGACACATGGGCCGCCCCTGACGGCATCGTCGACCCCGAAGCCTTCGCAGGCGTCACCGCCGACGGACGCAGCCTCGACACACTCCTGCGCGCCCCCGCGATTACCGCCCGCACTCTCATCAGTCAAGGCGTGGAACCCGCACAGGCGCTCGCGGCGGGGGGCCGTCAGCTATCGATGATGGTCCTGTCTGAGGTCGCGGACGCGGGCCGGGGTGCGGCGGGCGTGCAGATCGCAGCCCGGCCACGCGTCGGCTACGTGCGGATGCTCGAACCCCCGTCCTGTTCGCGCTGCGTGATCCTAGCGGGCCGTTTCTACCGCTGGAACCAAGGGTTTTTGCGCCATCCCCGGTGCGACTGCAAGCATGTGCCCACCATGGTCACCGACCAAGCCGAGGCATTCGCTCGCGGCCTCATCGACGACCCGTACGAGGCTTTCACACGTATGAGCGAGGCCGAGCAGAACCGCGTGTTCACGAACGCGGGCGCCCGCGCTATCCGCGACGGCGCCGACATGTATCAGGTCGTCAACGCCCGCCGCGGCATGAAGTACAGGGGCGCTTTCACCTCGGAGGGCACCAGCCGCCACGGGTGGGCTGGCCAGATCCTACGCAGGGGCCAGAAGCGCATGACGCCGGAGACAATCTACCGCCTGAACCCGAACCGTGAGCAGGCCGTCGAGGCGCTACGCGCGCAGGGATATATCACCGGGCGCGGCCAGGTCAGCGGTGGCGCGCTGCGCGGCCAGTACGAGGCCACCTATGAGGGCCGCCGAATGACCGCCGCCGAACGCCGCGTATTCGTGGCGACCCGAAACTGGGAAGAAGTGCAGGCAGGCCTAAACCCGTACACCGCCGCCGCCGTTGAACGCCACGGAGGCGCTCGCATCGGCGGCCAAGACCGGCCACTGACCCCCTTCGACCGCGCCCGCGCCGAAGCCGAATACTACGCGGCGGTCGCATCGAACGGCGAAGCGGGACTCATGCGTCGCCTGTTCAACTCCGAATACAAGGCGCTCGCCGCCGACATCTAAGCCACCGACTCGCGCCGCGACGGCGCGGGCGGCCCCCTCGAGTGATTCGAGAAAGGAAACCACCACTCATGCCCACCGACACCAACACCGAAGCACAGGCCACCAACGCGGAGGCACAGGACAACGCGAACGCTGAGGAAACCCTCAACGAGGGCGGCGTGAAGGCCCTGCGCGCCGAGCGCGACGCCCGTAAGGCCGCTGACGCGCGCGTCAAGGATCTCGAAGCGCAGGTCGCGGCCCTGTCCGTGAGCCTCGACGAGACCAAGACCGCCGGGACCGTCGCCGCCGACCAGGCCGCCGCCCAGGTCGCGGAACTGCAGGCGAAGCTCGCCCGCGCTGAGGTCATTCACAGCATGAACGTGCCAGACGCGCTCGCCGACTTCCTGCAGGGCAGCAACGCTGAGGAGCTCACGGCATCCGCTGAAAAACTCCTCGCTGCGATCCCTACCCCGGCCCCGGCCTCTGACGCGGCTCCCGCGCCGCTGGCAATGCGTCCAGACCCGTCGCAGGGTGGCACGCCCGAACCAGCGACCACCACGGACGCGCTCACGGCAATGCTCATCGAGGCCGTCGGCGGGCGCTGACATCTGAGCAGCCCACCCCACCACCACATTCTCACGCTCGAAGGGAGCACCCACAATGGCAATCACCGCCGCACGCAAGCTTTCCGACTTTAACGGCTTCATCAAGCCGGAACTCGCCGGCCCCATTTTCGACGAGGCCGCCAAGGGCAGCGCCGCAATGGCACTCATCCGTAAGGTTCCCCTCGGAGCCTCGGGCCAGGCCTTCCCCATCGTCACCAGCAAGCCCACCGCCAACTGGACCGCTGAGGGCACAAAGAAGCACACCACCGAGGCAGGCCTCGGCCTGGTGAAGATGAAGCCTGAGAAGCTCACCGCAATCGCGGTCGCCTCCCAGGAGGTTATCCGAGCCAACCCCGGCGGCTACTCGGAGACCCTGAAGGCCCTCCTCGCCGAGGCCTTCGCACGGGCCTTCGATCTCGCCGTTTTCCACAACAAGGGCGGCGACGGCAACGGCACCTCGCCGTTCGAGACCACCCTCGCCGCAACGACCAAGACCCTGACCCTGGGCAACGTTGCCGGCACCAACACCTACGACGATATCGTCAAGGCAATGGCCCTGAACCTGCAGGGCACCCCGAAGAAGAAGGTCACGGGGTTTGCCTTTGATACAGGCTTCGAGATTGACCTCCTGAACACCAAGGACACGACGGGCAAGCCGCTGTTCGCCGAGGCCGCATACACGGGCACCGTGCCCGCTCTCCGCTCGGGTTCCGTCCTTGGCCGAGCCACTTACATGCACGAGAACGTCGGCGACGGAAAGACCGTCGGCTTCGCGGGCGACTGGACCAAGGCCGCGTGGGGCACTGTCGGCGGTATCACCATGGACATCTCCACGGAGGCGACCGTCACCATCAACGGCGAACTCGTCTCGCTGTACGAGAACAACCTCGTCGCCGTGCGCGCGGAGGCCGAGTACGGCTTCACGGTCGCCGACAAGGACGCTTTCGTCAAGATCGCCCGAAAGTGACCGACACTGTCGTCCACTTGACGAGCCCGGCGGGCGTTCACGTCGCCGTGCCCGCGAGCCAACTCCCGTACTGGGAGCGGCTCGGGTACGTGCAGCGCCCGCCCGCCGGGCACCCAACACCCACCGACGAGTGAAAGGCGGCCCCGCGTGGCCTACGCGACCGTAATCGACGTGGCGACCACCCTAGGCCGCCCAATCACAGACCCTGAGGAGCAGAACCAGATCACCAACTGGATCTCCAAGACCGAACGCATCATCGCGGCGCGCCTCGGAGACCTGGCCGCGCTTGACCGTCAGATCCTCGCCGACGTCATTTCTGAGGTCGTCGCCCGCCGCGCACGCAACCCCGACGGCAAGCGGAACGAACGGATCGACGATTACAGCTACACATTGGACGCAGCCGCGTCGGCTGTGGAGCTGACCCTCACCGCCGACGAATGGGCGCGCCTGAGTCAGGACGGCTCCACCTCGGGCGCATACATGCCGGTCCTGACCCCCGCGCCCTGGCTTGGGGGCCGCGACGCCGACACGACGCCGACGGGAGGCTGGGCATGAGCGCACGCACCGCCGTCCTCGCGGGCCGCCGCGCCGCCGAAGCCCTCATGACCGACCAGGCGACCGTCACCCGCCCGACCGTCACCACCGGCCCCGACGGCCTCGACCACATCACCGAAACCCCCGTCTGGGCCGGCCCCTGCAAAGTCCAGACATACGAGGCGCACGAGACCGCGGCGAACGCCGCCGGCGCCCTCGTCACCATCCAGCGCTACAGCATCCACCTACCGCACCACGTGGACGCGGTACGCGTCGGCGACCTGATCCGCGTCGCAGGCTACCTGTCCGTTTTCCGTGTCACGGGATTGTTCGACAAGACGCACGTCACGAGCAGGCGGTTCCAGGTCGACGTGGAAACCAACGGGGACGATCTCCTGTGACTGGCATTGAGATTGACACAAGCGAGGTCAGGCAGATCGCCGCCGACGCGGGCCGCCTTCCCGGCGAACTCTCACGCTGGCTTCGGCCCGCCGTGAGTAAGGGTGCGCTGAACATCAAACGCGCCATGCAGACGGACCTCGAGCAGTCGGGTAATGCGGGTATCCGCGCCGTCGCGCGGAGCATCTCGTATGACCTCATCGATGGTGGCAACACTATCGAAGCGGAGATCGGCCCCGACAAACCTTCTGGCGCGCTCGCGAATATCGCGTACTTCGGGACGTCTAGGGGTGGCGGCCATACCCGCGACCCCATCGAACCGCTGAATGAGGAGGCCGAAGCCTTCCAGAAGGCGATCACCGAGATTGTGGAGGACCTATGGGGCTGACACTCACCATCATGACGCAGATGCGTGAACGCCTCGCCGCCCTCACATCAGCGGGCGCCCCTGTTACGGCATTCGTAGGCGACCCGCCCGGCAACCCTGGGCCCCCGTTTGTGTTCGTGTGGGGGCCGCCCACCCTGGCCACGTCCGAGGCCGTGAGCGGTTGCGGCGGGGACGTCGACGTGCGCCTGCACGTGCAGGTTGTCGCGGCGACGAGCGTGAACGTCCTCGCGCTCGCGGACGACGTGACAGCGCGGCTGCGCGGCTGGGCGCCCACCGTCGAGGGGTGGCGTTGTTTCCCGCTCGCGCACGTCGGCGTGACGGAGGTTCGCGCCGATAACAGCACGGTGGGCGCGCCCGCGAACAGGGCGCCACGCTACTGCACGATCACGCTGCGCGCCCGCGCAACACCACTGAAGGAGGCCTAATGGTTACCGCGTACAACACCAGGACCGGCGGTTTCCAGGACATCCCCGCTCACTGGATCGGGCACCCGATCTGGGGCGAGGACTGGACGCTCACCCCGCCCCCCGAGGCCCGCGAACCCTTGTGTTGCGGCCAGGAGGAACCCACCGACGCCCCCGACAGTGGGGACGACACCACCGACAACCTCACCGAAGGAGAGTAAACATGCCCGGAGCTAAGACCCTCGCCGATGGGCGCATCACCCTGTGGGCGCTCACCGCGAAGCCTGTGAACATGGCCGCCCCCACGGTCGCCGAAATCAAGGCAGGGAAAAAGGTATCTTGCCGCATCATGAAGAGCGACTACGCGCTCGGTGCCGACTCAGATACGGAAATTACCGAGCAGGAGATGTGCAAGACCGGAGAAGGCAAGGCCCCCGGGCCCACGTCTTACGCCGGCAACATCACCGTTTTCCGGTACCTCGACGAGGCCGGAAAGCCGGTCACTGAAGATGATTTCGTCTGGGATCTCATCAAGAAGAAGGGCTCCACCGTTTGGCTGGTCGAGCGTGAAGGCCCGGTTGAGTCCAAGGAGATCGAGGCCGGCGACATCGTCAGCGTGTATGAGGTTGTCCTCGGCACGCCGACCAAGCCGTCTGACCGTTTCGCGGGCTACATCAAGCGCGCCGCGAAGCTGAACGTCATGGACGCGACGGAAAACGTCGAGGTCGTCGCCTGACACGCAGACCCCCGCCCGGCAGGTTCCAACAATGGGCTGCCAGACCTGCCGGGCGGGCACCCCCACACGCAGGCAGCCCACACCACCCAGCAGCTACACACATAGGAGCAAGGCATGGCAGCCCACGACGAAGAACTCACCATGGCCGACCTGAACCTCACCCACACGGCCCCCGACACCCCTGTCACCCCCGAAACGTTCGACCTCGCCGCCTGGATCGCGGGCGTCACACCCGTGCAGCGCACAGTCACCCTATACGCGCGCGGCGACCTGTTCGCCGACCTATCCGCCCTCGAAACCAGGTACGACGAAGCAAAGCGCGCCGCCAACGTCGACGACATGCGCGCCCTCAAGGAACAGATGCGCGAGGTCGCAGACCAGATCAAGGCGTCGGCCCTCGATATCACCGTGCAGGGCAGGTCCGCCGACTGGGTGCAGCGCTTCCGTAAGGACATGGACGAGCGCGGTATCGACGGCGACCAGGCGACGCTCGAGCAGCTCGCCGCGCAGATCACCGCCCCCGAAGGCCTCACCGTGGACATGCTCGCCACCCTGCGCGACCGCATCGAACCGCAGGTCGTGGCCCTCGTGCAGGCGGTCGCCACCGTCAACACGATGAAGCCGACGATCTCGGTCCCTTCGTGACGGAGTGCCTGGACCGGCCCGCCGGCGCGTGGCTGGTCCGGGCGCTCCGCAGCGCGAAGAAATGGGGCGTGCGCCCCACCGTGTTCCTGGGTGTCCCCTCCGAATCGTGGGGCGAACTTGACAGCACACTCGCGGGCGCGCTCGACATGTACGAGGACACGCGCGTCGGCTCCTACGGGTACCCGCGCCGCCTCACCGAGGGCGACTACGAGGGCTATTTCGATGTGGAAGAGCGCCAGGACAACGCCCAGTTGGCCCTCGATCTGTGGCGTAAGAAGAACAAACAGGGCCCCGCGCCCGGCATGGTCCCGACGGTGGTTTTCACCGGTACCGAGGACTAGCCGGGCGGGGTGTCCCGCGTGATCGGCGCGCGTTCGCACAGAAAGGCACCAGCCAATGACTGAACGGTCAATTAAGGTAACCCTGCGCGCGAACGTCGCCGACTTCAACCGCCAAATCAAGAGCGCGGCAACGAGCCTCGAGCAGCTCGCCGCGAAGGGCGACCCGACCGGCAAGGTCGCCGAGACCACCATGGGCCGCCTCGCCCAGTCCGCCCAACTGCAGCGCGCCGCCTGGGACACCGCCTCGACCGCCATGGTCGGCTACGGGGCCGCCGCGGCAGCCGCCGCCGGCTATGTTGTCAAGTCTTTCGCCGACTTCGACCAGGCAATGAGCAACGTTCAGGCCGCGACGCACGAGTCCGCCGAAAACATGGACCTCCTGCGCGAGGCGGCGATTCAGGCGGGCGCGGACACGGCGTTCAGCGCGTCCGAAGCCGCCGGCGCAATCGAGGAGCTGGCAAAGGCCGGCGTGTCGACCGCTGACATCCTGAACGGCGGCCTCAAGGGCTCGCTCGACCTGGCAGCCGCCGGTGGCCTGGGTGTCGCCGACGCCGCCGGTATAGCATCCGTGGCCCTGACCCAGTTCAAGCTCAGCGGGTCGGACGTTGGCCACGTCGCTGACCTCCTCGCCGCCGGTGCAGGCAAGGCCATGGGCGACGTGTCCGACCTCGGCATGGCCCTGAAGCAAGCGGGCCTCGTCGCCTCACAGACGGGCCTCAGCATCGAGGAAACCACGGGCGCACTTTCAGCGTTCGCCGCCGCTGGCCTCCTCGGCTCCGACGCGGGCACCTCATTCAAGACCATGCTCCTGAACATGACGCCCCAGAGCAAGCAGGCTGCGAAGTACATGGAGGAGCTAGGCATCCACGCCTACGACGCACAGGGGCAGTTCGTTGGCCTCGCCGCCTACGCGGGCCAGCTCCACGACTCCCTCTCGAAGCTGACCGCCGAGGACCGGCAGGCGGCCCTGAAGAAGATGTTCGGGCAGGACGCGATTCGCGCCGCGTCGATCCTGTACGAGCAGGGCGCAGACGGCATCCAGTCGTGGATCGACAAGGTCAACGACGCGGGCTATGCGGCGGAGACCGCCGAGGCTCGCATGGACAATCTCAACGGAGACCTTGAGAAACTCGGCGGGTCGTTCGAGACCCTGTTTATCAAGAGCGGCTCGGGTGCTAACGACTTCCTGCGCACCATCGTGCAGTTCGCCGAGCAGGCCGTCAACGCGTTCAGTGCCCTACCCGCCCCCGTGCAGCAGGGAGCCCTAGGGCTCCTAGCCTTCACGTCCGCCGCCGCCCTCACGGCGGGAACCGGCATGAAGGTTTTCACGATGATTACCGACGTGCGTACCGCCATGGCCTCCCTGAACGGATCGGTGCCCTTCCTGACCAGGATCATGGAAGGGTTTAGCGGGATGCGCGGCGGCCTCGCTGAGACGCGCGCCGCTATCGGTGGCTTCGGCAACGCCTGGGTGACCGCCCGCGCGAACGGCGTGTCCAACGTCAACGCCCTGGCGCAGGCCGCAACCCCTGCCCTCGCGGGGATCGGCAACGCTGCGAAGGGCGCGGGCTCGGCGCTCCTGGGCGCTTTCGGCGGCCCGTGGGGCCTGGCAGCCACCGCCGCCGTGGTCGGCCTGACCGCCGTCCTCGGCGAATACCAGCAGCAGCAGGCCGCCGCCACCGCCCGCGCGAAAGAATACGCCGATTCACTCGACGGCATCACCAACGCCGCTACCGACAGCACCCGCAGCCTCGCCCTAAAGAACCTGTCAAAGGACATCGAGGTAATCGGCTTGTTCGGCAAGCAAAACACGGGCCGATCCGCCGCTAAGGCCTTCAAGGAGCTAGGCGGCGACATCAAGGACTTCGTCGACGCCGCCGCCGGTTCCACCGAGGCTATGAACCGCGTTCAAGCCGTATTCGACCGCTATAACGCAATGGCCGACGGTGTGGACAAGACGAAGCTCGCCGTCGCGTATGGGGACGCAAAAAAGGGCCTGGAAGAACAGACAACGGCCTTGGCTAAGGCCAAGGAGCAGAACGAGCTCGCTGCCGAAGCGGGCATCAAGAACAGTAGCGCGCAGGACCAGCTCGCCGGTGCCGCAAACCAGGCCGCCAAGGCCATGCAGGACCAGGCGAAGGCAACGCAAGACCTCATCGATGCACAGAAAACTCTGCAGGACATCATCCTGGGCGAGCGCGGGTCGTGGCGAAACCTGTACGACGCGATTGACGCGGCGAATCAAGCGGTCGCCAAAAACGGGCAGACGCTCGACATCACGACGGCGGCGGGCCGCGCCAACCAGGCCGCGCTCGACGACCTCGCCAAGAGCGGCTGGGAGCTCGTCGAATCCATGGAGAAAAACGGCGCGACCATGGAGGACATGCAGGCCGCCATGCAGCTGACGCGCGACAACTTCATCAGCGTCGCGCAATCGATGGGCCTGTCAGCTGACCAGGCAGCCGCGCTCGCCGATCAGCTGAACCTGATCCCGACGAACATCGAGTCGCATGTCACCGCCGAAACACAGGAAGCGAACGCGAGCGTCGACGCGTTTATCGCCTACGTGCAGGCACAAAACGGCGGCACCATCACGATTAACGCCGTCAACGACAGCGCGATCACCACGATCCTAGAGACCCTCGGGTATGCGAAGAATCAGGACGGGACGATCACCATCGATGCGAACAGCGATCCGGCTATCGCTCAGCTGGTCGCGTCGGTCGGCCAGGTCGACGCGGCTACCGGCACAGTCACGATTGACGGCAACAACGACCAGGCGAACGCGAAGCTCGACGCAATCAAGGCCGCCATTGACGGCTACCAGCCCTATGTCAACATCAACGCGAACGACTACGTGTCGGGGAAGATGGAGGGCATCAAGGCGGCCTGGAATGGGCAAACCTGGTACGTGAACATCGTCGGCCAATACTCGCAGAGCGGCGGCCCGTCAGCACAGGCCGACGGGTCGGTCCTGTCCTTCTACGCGGGCGGCGGCTTCCACCGTGAGCGTCACGTCGCGCAGATCGCCCCGGCGGGTGCCTGGCGCGTATGGGCTGAGCCTGAAACAGGGGGCGAGGGCTACATTCCGCTCGCCAAGTCGAAGCGTAGGCGCAGCGAGGCAATTCTCGGGCAGATCGCCGACATTTTCGGCGGCACCTATATCCCCGGCCATGCGACGCCGTACGCGACGGGAGGCGTGGGAGGCAACCCGACAGGCGCGGCCGCGGCAAACGTCCACGTCACGGCAATTGTCACCAACCCGTGGACGGGTGAGCAGACGCGCGCGTTCGCGCGAACCGAGGCCGTCAAGGTCGTGAGGAGCGTCCAGTGACAATCAAGGCATGGATACACCGCGAAACGGGGCTGCCCTGTTTCTACTTGGACGGCCCCGACGCGGGTGCCGCCGTGTATGACGGGGACCGTCTTATCAACCCCTCCGACACGGTCGGCCAGGCGTCGGCGTTTTGCGATCCGTTCGCCCCGCCTGGCGTGGCGACGACCTACACAGTCGGCGCGCGGCGGTTCATGCTCACCCGCCGCGGCGAAGGCTACGCGATCACCAGCCTGGACTCGCGTCAGCGGGCCGTCGTCTCCTACATCGGGGACGACGCCCGCGAATACGATACGCGGGCGACCGCGACGGACATCAACGCTCGACGCACCCCCGTCATCCGGTGGGCGGGCGTCGCTGCCGCCTACACCGGGCGGCTCGAACTGCTCGCCTACGCTGAGGAAAGCGCTCGCCTCGAACGCATCCTCGAAGCCCGCCAGCCGGTGATCGCCGTCCACTCGCATGATGCGTGCGACCTCGAGGACTGCGACATCCCCGCCGTGCGCGTCCTCGCGATCACGCACGCGACCAGTCAGCGGACGGGCCGCCGAGACCGGGTCCGCCGACAATGGACCCTCGATTACAAGCAGATCGACCTAGGCGAAGCCTCGGGCCTCCTCGGTAACGTCCCCGTCGTCACGTGGGGCACCTGGGACGCGCGCTCGAAGTGGCAGGGCCGCAAGTACGTGGATCTCATGCGCGAATACGCAGGTATGCCATGAGGGGCGGGCCGAACGCCGCGGCGCTCGCCGCCCCGACCACCATCGACGTTCACGTCGCGTCTGTCCTCGCGGGCCGCGTCCTCGCTGAGGACGTCCCCGTCGTCAGCGCACAGCTCGAAGCGTCGATGGATCGCACGCCCCGCGAGCGCCTCACCCTCGAGGCCCCTCACGGGTGGGTGCCACGCGAGCCCGGCGACCCGCTGAACAACTTCGGGCAGCGGTTGCACGTCACGCAGGCGATCACCACCGGCGGCGTGACCACCCGCGTCACCGTCGGTATCTACCAGATCGACGCGTGGGAGGAAACCAGCACCGGAGGCGTCAGCGTGACCGCGTACGATCTCCTGCAGCGGTGCGAGAAAAACCCCATGGACTGGCCCTCATCCCCGCCAGGCGGCGCGACCGTGTCGAGTGAGTTTCAGCGCCTCGCGGGTTACCCCGACGAGGGCGGCCTGCCGGTGATCGTCGACGACGGCGACCAGGCGATCCCCAGGACGTTCGAGTGGGGCACCAGCCGCACGGAGGCCATGGGGAAGCTGGCCGATGCTTATGGGCTCGCTTGGACTGTGCGCCCAGACGGTGCCCTGCACGTGTGGAAACCGCGCGTCGGGGTGGCGGCGGAGACCTACACGGGGCGCGACCTCCTCATCGAAGCAGCCCGCAAGAGCAGCGAGCGCCGCCCGAACCGCTGGTTTGTCGGCGCAACCGGCGAAACGCCCGAAGGCGGCGGCGAAGCGCCCCACTACGACGGGATCGCCACCCTGTACGACGCGCCATACCAGCCGTCCGTGTACGGGGTGGTGACCGAGCGCAGCGAAATGCAGATGACAGACCTGCAGGGCACCGTTCAGCAAGCCGCCGAAACGTACCGGACGAAAGCCCTCGCAGCCAGGGGGACGCGCAGCCTCGCCCTCGCATCCGATCCGCGCATCGAGCTCTGGGACACGATCAGCGTGGAGACAGGCGAGGAGGTCGTGACCGGCACCGTCACCGGCTACTCCATCGATCTAGCCGACTCTGACGCGCAAATGCGCGTGGACCTGGAGGTATACGGAAGTGTCAACGCCCGATAGCCTGTCCGATTGGCTCGACCTCACCCCTGCGCGCGGCCCCGCACCTCACACGGGGCCGGTGCAGGGCACAGTGACGGGCATCGTCGATCAGACGGCCGGCCTCGTCGAGGTCACCCCCCACGGCGCGCCCCCTGGCACGACGGTTGTCGTTCCCTCGACCGCTGGCATCACCTGGCAGGGCGCGCCCGTCCGCCTCGACCGCGACACCACCGGCGCAGCAACCCTCGCCCACGCCCCCACCGTCACCGCCCCCACCGGCGTTGAGACGGTGCCCGTGGGCGAGGCCGCCAAGGCCGCACGCGACGCCGCAACCCAGGCAACCGCCGCCCTACAAGGCGCGAAGGCAGCAATCGAGGAAACCCGCGACGACCTCACCCGCAAAATCGCCGAAGCCAACACCGCCCCCATCGATGGTTCCCGCATCAAGGCGGGCACGGTCACCGCACGCGAGATCGTCGCGTCCGAGGCGCTCTACAGCAAGCTCGCGGCGTTCGACACCCTCACCGTCGTGGACAAGATCCGCGCAGAAAACGCCGTCATCCCAGGCGAGCTGATCGCCGACAGGATCACCGGCAAATGGATCAGCGGCGCCCAGCTCAGGGGCTCAGAATTCGTGCTCGGCGGAGTCGGCGCCGCCCGCACCCTGCGCGGCGACACAGTGATGCGCTGGCAACCCGCGTTCGCAATCGATCACGTCAACGGCCAGCGCCCCGCTACCCGCGTAACCTGGCAGGGCACACACACGGTGTTCGAGATCGCCGGCCCCGGCCTCCGTGGGCCCGAGCACGTCGAAACCACGTCCACGCCTACCACCGGCAAGGCCGTCCGCGACCTGCGAATCACCCTCACCCTGCATGCCCCCGCCGGTGCGACCATCACGGCGACCTACCTGATCGCCGACGAACCCGCCGTCATATCTACATCCACCAGCCAGGCCACCACCCGCACCCTCACCCTGAACGTCGGCGACCTCGAAACCACCGACGACCGACAAATCAGGGTCACCGCAACCTGGCTAGCCAACACCCCCGAAGGCTCGCGCCACTGGCCGATCCGCCTCACCCTCACCCACTGGACTGAGGCCTACTCAGACCCCGCGCCGACGCGCATCAGCATGACCCGCACCAGCCAGAACGTGCAGATCCAGCTCGCAGACGGCAAAGGCAACGACACAGCCTTCACCCCGTATGGCCTCGCCTACTGGCAGACCATCAACGGTAGACGCACCCTCGTCTCCGAGCTGCCCTGGGCTGCGCTCGCGGACAAGCCGACCCTGTGCTGGGCATCGGGTGGAGTTTCAATCACAGTGTTCAACAACGACGTGTGGAACCGCATCCAGCTTCTTACGGGCGGGCGGAAGCTCGTCGAGACCGGCGGCACCTGGCGGTCCTCGGACGGCGGGCAGACCGTCACGGTCCCGAAGGCCGGCATCTATCAGGTCGAGGCGTGGGTCGCCGTGAAATCGCCGGGCTGGGACGGGACGGTGCTGCTCGCGGTGACGAACGCCGCGGCGGGCACCGTCTATTCCCCATCCTCGGCGTTCGGGTCCGTCTACGCGTATGGGTCTGCCGGACCTGGCCAGTACATGACGATCCACGTGTCAGGAATGATGCGCTGCGCGGAGGGCGAGCGCATCGGCATCGCCCTGCAGTCAACGCAGAACGCAAACGCGACGCTGAAAGATTACCGCTTCACCGCAACCTACTTGAGACAGTAAGGGGAACCATCTTGACAGTCGAGAACTGGAACCGCGTCCGCACACCCGAAGCAGGCGAGGACATCCTCGCCACCTGGCCAAAAACCGCCGGCTCAATCAGCCACATCATTCACGTCGACACATACGACGAGGCGGTGAACGTCTGCAACGCCGCCGCCCGCGCTGGGCAGCCGCCAACCGCCGCACGACCGATCTACTTTGACCTATCGAACCACATCCACAAGTGCGAGGGCCGGAAAGGTCAGCGCGGCCAGTGGGAACTCACACGCCTAACCCCCATCATCACGTACGGGTCGGCGGCGGGCAACTGGGTCGTCGGCGGGAAGGGATCTGTCCCTGCGCAGACCGCGCGCGTCGAACAGCACGGGCGTTGGACGGGCTTCGCCCAGTATGAGGGCGTCGCCGGGGCGAAGCGGTGCGTCACCCCGTTTATCAACTTCCCGGTTAGTTTCCCTGACGACTGCGTCCACGTCGGGATCACGTTCGCGTACGGCCAAGTGAACGCCGACGTGAACGCACACATCCCCACCCGATGGGCAATCGACACCCTCGGCCCGACCGGCTTCCGCCTCACCTTCCCCGACCGCGACGTGGCCACCGCCGTCGCGTTCACCTTCCACGCAACCGGCTACTGATAGGAGCCCCCATGACCACGAAGGGCGAAGCCCTCGCCTCCTGGATGACCTACTACACGACGGTCGCCGACGTCGGCTATTCCCAGCCGAACCGCCTCAGCATCAACGCTCTGACGACGCCGATCCCCGGCGCGGTCGCCGAGGCCGACTGCTCATCCTCGACGCTCGCCGCCGCACGACGTGCGGGCCTCCCGACTGGTACGGCCAGCTACACGGGGGATATGCGCGCGGGCCTCGAGGCCGTCGGCTGGGCCGTCATCCCCTACGCGCAGACCGGCGGAGACGCCGACAACCTATACCCCGGCGACCTCCTACTGTCCGAAGCCGCCTCGGGCGGTGTCGGCCACGTCGCCGCCTATACCGGCAACGACACGCTCGCCGAGCTCTGGATCGACGGCAACGGCGACATCATGGGATCCGCCGAAGGCGACGGCGCAGGCGACGACACCGGAGGCGAATCGCGCGTGATCGATTTCTACGCACACCCCTACACGGCGCGCGGCCTGTGGACCCACGTCCTGCGCCCGCCCGCCGAAGATGCCGACAGCAACACCACGACCACGGGCGCGGCTCCCGCGCACGCAGCTATCACACCTGACCTGATTGGAGACAACATGCACATCATCTGTACCCTCACCCCTTGGGGCGAATGGGTGTGGGCCCTGATCCACACGACCGTGGGCGGTGCCCGCGCCGTCGACAACACGTACGGGGAACGCACCGCCTATGAACGGATGCTCGGCGAAGCGAAGGTCGTCGAGTGGGACTTTTATAACCTGCTCGTGCGTCAGGCGTGGGAGCGCCACAACGCGGCGGTCGCAGCGATCCGCGCCGGTGTCCGTGAGGACGTCGAGGCCGCTGCGCAGCGAGTCATCGACGCCACCAAGAAGGAGGCCTGACCATGAATCAGCTCCTCCTCGGGCTCCATTCCAGCCCGTTCATTACGACGGTGGTCGTCGGCTTCATCTGGCCTGTCGTGCAGGCGACTCTCGACCGCCCGTACTGGACGGCGGGCCGCCGTAAGGTGCTGCTCGCGGTAGTCGCCGTCGTCGTCTCCCTGGCCGTGTGGGTCTCGGGGTCTTACCCGGCTACCTGGCAGCTATTCCTCGCGCAGGCGTCGGTCTTCCTGGGTATCGCGTGGAGCGTGTTCCAGGTGCTCTCTAGCATCAAGATCAACGGTATTTCGATCATTGATTGGGCGGGTGCCCTCACGCCCGGCGGCGAAACCGTCGACGACCTGCGAGGCCTCGCGCCCCTGCCCGGTAGTGACGCAGGCGGTGACCGTGCCCAGTGACCCATATCCTCACCGATCCCAAGGTTGTCGAGGCCATTAACGGCTTCGTCGCCGTCCTGATCGCCGGTCTGGGCGGCGCCGCCGCCGTGGGCTTCGCTCGCCTGAAAGCGAGCATGGAGTCGCACCTGCAGCGGGCGACCCGCGCCGCTGAGGAGGCGAAGGTCGCCGCCCAGTCGGCGGACGCGCAGGTCAGCAACGACCACTCGACGAACATCAGGGATGACCTCGATACCGTGCGCGACACGGTGAAGGCAGTCAGTGAAGCGGTCGACCGCGTCGCGTCCACGCTCGATAGTCACGGTGAAAGCCTGTCGGACCTAAAGGCGCGCATCGACCGCATCGATGAGCGCGGCGGACGTATGGCCGCCGAGATTCACGACGAGCGCACCGCCCGCGAAGCGGCGACGCGCTTGATCGACGCGCACGCGCACGACACGCACCTCGCGATCTACGAACGCATCGAGGCGCTAGAAGCCCGCGACACCAAGTAACCGCCCCCGCGCCGCGACGACCCCGCGAGGCTCGCGGCGCGGGCGGCGGGCCACCCCTGCACCGCCCAGCTACACAGTGAGGACAACTCATGCCCGCCACCATCAAGGGCCACGTCAAGTCACCCACCGGCCAGCCCGTCCCCGTCACGATCACGGCCACCCCGAACCCGAACCCGACGCGCACCGCCGACGGCGACCTCATCGTCCCCGGATCAGTCACCAGCGAGGGCGACGACGGCCACGTCACCGCAGAACTTACTCCGGGCCGCTACGTCGTGTCCGTCGCCTCCGCGACCGGCCTCCTCGCCGAGCGCGACGTGACCCTCACCGACGGGCAGACAATGACGCTCGGGGATCTCCTCACCGCCCAGCCCGTCACGCCTGACACGCCGGCTCCCGCGCCCGGCGGCACGCCCCTCGTCGACGAGCAGGGAAAGCCCCTGGCCCTCGCCGACATCAAGATCGTCGCCAGCCGCGCTGAAGCCGAAGCTCTCCCCGACGGGACCGTCTACCTCATCACCGAGCAGGCAGACGCGCCCGGCCACGATGACCACGGCGAAACGAAGCCGAACCCCGCGGCTGGCCCGACCCTGGTTAGCCACGCGTCGGGTCAGCACGTCGGCGACACGATCGCCGTCAAGACAACGGGCGAAGCGGGCGACCGCACGATCGTCGCCGTCAACACCAAGGCAGTCAACGGGCAGACGTTCACATTCCCTGCCGGTTTCGAGACCCTCGTCGAGCCCTACTGGATCGGAACCATGCGGTTCACGGTCGCCGTCGGCCCCTGGGCCCCCGAGCTGACGGTGCGCACGTCGCAGCCCGTCGAGGCCGGCTGGGCCGCCGTCACAACCCGCGGCGGCGGCACCCCCGTCGTCGGCCAGGTCAAGAAGCGCCAGGCCGAACCCGCTGAGACGGGCACCTGCACGGCCCCCGAGGTACCCGCGACGACCGGACTCACCATCGGCCTTGCGTTCGAGCGGTCGACGGCGGCGGAGACCCCGGACCAGGTCACGATCAACGACGGGTGGGAGCGCCTCGAATTCGCCGCCCAGGAAGGCAGCAACCTGCAGACCGTCCTCGTGGCGCGCCGCACCGCGCAGGCAGGAGACCTTACGGTCACCTACCCGAACACGCAGACGGCGAACGGTGCTGGCGTGCAGGTGGTGATCCCTAATGCTTGACGCCGTCGAAAACGCAGCCACCACTGGCCGCGTACTCAAGGTTCGCCGCCGCGAAGGCGGGGACGTGACAGGGCGCCTGTACCGCCGCCGCCGCGAAGGCGGGGACATACCCCTGCGACCACGCACCACGACGCCCGCCGCCTCGTCGCGTGACTTGGTCGCCGAGTTCCTCACACGCCGACCCTTCTACATCAGCCACCGGCTCGGCGGGACCGAGTACCCCGAGTTCACGCAGGCTGGCCTCGACGCGTCCCTGCGCGCCGGCTTCAAGGCCCTTGAGGTCTCCCTGCGCAGGTGTGGGTCTGGTGAATACGTGATGATTCACGACTGGACGACGGAACGCACCGTGCCCGGCACGAAGCACCCGATCTGGTCAACGCCCTGGGACACGCTGAAAACGCTGCGACAGGGGGCGGGCCCGCTCATGCGGTTCACCGACCTACTCGAGCAGCTCCCCGACGACGTCATCCTCGCCGTCGACCACAAGGCGACCTCCTCGAAGCAGGACGCCAACTCGTCTGACCTGCAGGCCGAGCTCGACCTATACGAGCTCCTCGCCGACGCATTCAACGGGCACCCCGAACGGCGCGTCCTGTGGAAGCACTTCGTCAACGCCGGGTCCATCGAACGCGCCAAAGCGCGCGGATATAGGAGCATGTGTATGCTCTACCCGAACGAGCTAACGTCCGCCGACCTCACCCGCTGGGACGTGCTGGGCATGGAGTGGAACGCGCCCCTCGCCGCGTGGCAGCCGCTCACCGCGACCGGAAAGCCAACAATCGCGCACATCATCACGTCCGCGTCGCAGGCGCAGACGGCGCTCGGGAAGGGCGCGAACGGCCTCATGGCCTCCTGGCCCTCCACCGTCCACCCGTAAGCAACAGACAAAGCCCCTCACCACCCATGCAATGCGGGTGGTGAGGGGCTTCTATGTCGTTCAGCGCGCGTCAGCTCCGCGCGCCCGTCGTGTCCGGCTCACGGCGGCGAAAACGTCTGGTCCGCGCGCGGCCGCCGCTGCCTGGGGATCCCGCGCGGCCGCAAGCTGAGAGATGTTCTGAGGTCTCAGTGCGCGCCGCGACGTGCGCTCGCGGACGCTCGCGGCCACGAGGCGTGTCGTGCGCGGGATCTCATAGACCTCGCGGTACTCGGCAGCGGGCACCCCGTGGGCACGTAGGGCATGAGCGGCGAGGTTCAGATACGCTCCTCCGCACTCGTGGCACACCAGTCGCCCGTCGGGAGTCTCATCGATGCGCCCGTAGACTCCGGCCCCGACCGGCTGGCCGGCGCGCGAGACTACGTCGGGGTGTGCGCCGTGTGCGCGCTTGTAGTGCATCAGGCAGACCCCGTGTGCGACGGCGTCGCGCTCACATCCCGGCTCGGAGCAGGGATCGGGGTCGGACCCCTGTGCGCGTATCCACCGCCGCTGCGCGGCCCATTCCTTGACGGCGTCAGCGTTCCACCAGTAGGAGTGCCACACGCGCACGGGGCGCAGTCCCTCGCGGCGCATGGTCTTGCCGAGCTCGCGGACATTGCGTTCGATCCCGAGGAGGTCGGGAACCTCGCCGGTGGGGAGGTATCCGGCGGCGCGGGCCTCATCCTCGGTCATGACCCCGTCGACGTCTTGGCGCATGGTGTGTCTCCTGGTGTGGGGGAAGGCCCCGGCCCCTTGGTGGGGTCGGGGCCTTCTCATTTGTCAGAGGCCGAGGCGGTCGATGATTTCGTCGTCGATGTCGGCGAGGACCGACAGGATCTCGCCGGTGCCAGCTTCGCTGGGATCGAGGTTGACAGCTGCGCACTCGTCGCGCAGAGCCTGCACCTTCTCGGCGGGGAGGTCGTCGTCGCTGTAGGTGACCTCGACGGTGCGAACGGTCATGCAGGATTCGACGACTTCGTCGTATTCGCCGCGCTCGGCGGCGGCAAGACCTTCGAGAAGGGCATCGGCGAATTCGCGCCCCTCCTCGTGATCCCATAGGCCTGCGAAGTTCTTGCGCAGCCACGCCTCCTCGGCATCGCCTCCCGTGCTGCCGAGGATGAGGGAGGCGTTCGGGGTGAGGGGGCTGTTGTCGTCGGTCACGTAGGTGATGGTGTTCATTGTCTTTCTCCTTCGTTGAGGTTCGGGGGGCTTGTCCCTCCCGATGCCATAACTATAGCACGCGCGCGAGCTATCGCGCAAGCGGGATTGAATGTGATGCGCACTACTTGCGCAGGTCGGTTCGTGCGCCCTGACCTGGCCGCGACGCGAGCCACGCATCGATTGTCTCAGGCGACCAGCCACGCAGTGGGCCGTTCGGCGTGCTGATCTGCACATCAGCGGGCGGCGTTAGCCCCTTCCTCATGTAGGAGCGGATCGTGGCGACGGCCAGGCCGGCGCGGGAGGCGAAGTCAGCGGCGCCCAAGTACTCGCGTGTCATTTGGACTCCTCAGCTTTTGCGTGTGATGATCTCGACGGGGATGTCCTCGCCGCTCAGGAGCGCGAACGCACGCCCGACGCACGCCTGGTACGTGGACAGCGGGAGCCGCGAGGCCCACTCGCACCCCTGTTCGTACGAGGCTTGATCGACGTACGAGAACAGCGCGGTGGGGATCGTGCGCACGTCCTCATTCTCGTCGTCAGCAGGGGCCGTGAGCTCGTCAACGCAGTCGAGGGCTGCGTCCTCAATGTTTCCGAGCAACATGTGAACACTGAGCGGGTCGCGCGGTGCGCCCTTCCCGATCTCCCACGAGCGGATCGCACTCTCGGGCGCGTCGATGAGGTCGCCGAGTTCGGCTCGGGTGAGCCCTAGTGCTTTACGTCGGCAACGCAGGCCGGCAGGGGTGAGCGGTTCGGTCAATTCTCCTCCTGGGTTAGAAAGGCCCCGCGGCCTGTGGTGGGCGCGGGGCCTTGGCTTGTTGGTCAGTCCTCGGCCAGCCAGGCGTTCGTTTCGGCGACGTACTGGGCGACGGCGGCGGCAACCTCGGGGGCGGGGGGGCGCTCGGCGGGGCCACGGTAGCCACCCCAGATTTCGGCGGGCCACTCGACGCGGGGGATGTACCGCTCGACGAGCGGCCATTCCTGAGTGCGCTCGGTCGAGGCGCTACCGCCCGGCAGGGAGGAGTCGAAGATCAGCAAGCTAATCTTGATCTCGTCCTGGTAGTCGCCGTAGATGACGGCGCGGGCGCCGTTGTCGAGGTCGGCGGCAATGAGGGCACCGTCGCCGTCGAAACGCTCTGCCTTGGTCCAGGTCGTGGTGGTCATGATGTTGTCTCCTTCGTTGAGGTTCGGGGGGCTTGTCCCTCCCGATGCCACAACTATAGCCCGCGCACAGGCTATCGCGCAAGCCAACTTAGGGAGATGTGCATCACATGCCGAGTTGTGGGGTCGATCCTCCCATGGCCACGCTCATAGCCTCGGCGGCCCCTGCGTAGGCATCAGGGGCGAGGTGACCGTACACGTCAACCGTTGTCTGGATGGACTCGTGGCCCATGCGACGCTGAACCACGGGCAGGGGCACGCCCGCCGCGATCAGCGCCGACGCGTGCGAATGACGCAGATCATGCACGCGCGGGCGCGGCGACAGGCCCGCCGCATCACACGCCGGCTGCCAAATATTGTGATGGAACGGGCCCGACGTGATCGGCCCGCCCCTACGCGCCGTGAACACCAGCTCGTCCGCCGCCTTACCCGCGAGCGCGGCACGCAGCTCAGGAACCAGGGGCGCGGGGATCGTGACTGTACGCCTGGCACGCTTGGTTTTCGGGGCACCTAGATAGCGGGCGCCGTTTTCGCCCAGCTTCCACGCCTTGTTGACGCGGACGACGGGCTGGGCGACATCGAGGTCAACGTCGCCGACCGTGAGGGCGGTTGCCTCACCGAAGCGCAGGCCGAGGCCGTACATGGTAGCGACGAAGGCCTGGTAATCGGCGGGGATCTGTGCGTGGAGGCGGGCGAACTCGTCGGGGGTGAGGAACCGCATCTCGCGGACGGTCGCGTCCTTGGGGAGGGGGACAGCCTTAGCGACGTTCCGAGGTATGACATCCTCGTCAACGAGGCGTTGCAGGGCAGCTGATAGGAGGGTCTGCGCGTGGCGTATGGTCTTTGTGGACGGGGGCCGCCCGGCGCTGGCTCCTCGGGTGATTGGAGTGCGCCGTAGTTCGGCGATCCACTTCGTGACCGTGTGGCGGGTGAGCATGTCGACGGGGATGAGTCCGAGGTGTGGCTCGATCCGGTCCCGCACGATCTGACGATAGCGACTGATCGTGCCGGGCGTCGCCGACGCGGCGAGCGCTTCGAGGTGGTGCTCGCACGCCGCGGCGACCGTGGGGGTGTTCGCGGCGGCGAGGTCGTCGAGGCTGCGCATCTCGCGGGCGGCGGCCCCGCCGACGCGGTCGACGAGGTCGGCGAAGCGCTGGGCGCTCGCGGCATCGTAGAACGTTTCCGTTACTGGGTTGGTGTGACGGCTACCTGCGCGGTAGCGGACCCTGTAGACGACGGTGCCGTCGCGGTGGCGAGCTACTTTTACACTTGGCAT